TACTCAAACTGCCGCAACAAAGATGTACATTGACAACCAAGATTATCTTGGACAAGTGTTGTCAGATTACTTTAACTTAATTGATGCAGTAACTGTAACACCAAAAGCATATCTGTACATTACAGCAAGCCTTGGTTCAGAATCTAGAACAATACAAATAACTGGAGTTACACCAGAAGCTGGTTACTACACATTTGATATTACAACAGTAACTGGTGGTGTAAACAACCTTGACAATACAGAAGATTGCTTCTTGCAGTTTACATTCAATGCAGAACAAGGTGCCACGGGACCGACTGGACCGACTGGTCCGACAGGAGCACCTTCTAGTGTTACCGGACCGACAGGACCGACTGGCTACACAGGACCGACAGGACAGACCGGTGCTGCTTCTACGGTGACAGGACCGACGGGTCCTACAGGCTCCACGGGAGCTGCCTCAACTGTGACGGGGCCGACAGGAGCCACGGGGCCGACAGGTGAAGTTGGAAACAATGGTCCAACCGGGCCTACAGGAGCCACAGGCGCAGCCTCTACTGTAACCGGACCGACAGGTGCACAAGGTGCCACAGGACCGACAGGCTTTACGGGTCCGACTGGAGCCACGGGAGCCACGGGAGCTGCTAGTACTGTAACGGGACCGACGGGCGCAACAGGAGCCACAGGCGCAGCGTCTACAGTTACGGGACCCACGGGCCCTACGGGAGCCACTGGCGCAGCTTCCACGGTGACGGGACCGACTGGCGCACAAGGACCAACGGGACCGACCGGACCCACTGGTCAACAAGGTGACCCAACACTTCCAATCAATGACCAAACCGCATCATACACACTAGTATTATCTGATGCAAGTAAATTAATTAGAATGAACGTTGCATCTGCAAACAACTTAACAATACCATTAGCAAGCTCTGTTAACTTTGCAATTGGAACACAAGTCAACGTTGCACAACAAGGTGTTGGTCAAACAACAATTAATCCAACTGGCGGTGTAACATTAAGAAGTTCTACTGGACTAGATTTAAGAACACAATATTCAATTGCAACATGTGTTAAAGTTGCAGCTGATGAGTGGTATATAACTGGAGACACGGAAGCCTAATGAGAATACTTGGAACAGCATCTACACGCTTACCATTTTATAATGATTGGGTAACAGAAGTTGCATTAAGTAATCCTTATGGTTGGTTTCACTTAAATGAAAATCCTATAGTAGTTGGAACGGCCGCAGATGACACTGGTTCTGCCAATACAAATGGAACGTATACATCTATAACAGGATTAAGTGCAAATCAAACTCCATTAACAACTTATTCTGGTAATAAAGCTTTATCTTTTAGTTCTCTTGCAGTTCCATACATTGCATTAAACAATACAGTGTTTGGAACAAACATGATGGCAAACAATGCTTTTAGTGCTGAAATGATTTTTTCAATAGATACAAATACTACAAGTGAAAAAGCAACTGCTGGTAGACAAAATGCAGATGGGACTGGTTGGGGATTGCTTATGACTGTTACGTCAGATAATTATTTATATGTTACTGGTTGGGCTGGTAATATATTCCAAACAGGAATAGATGGTGCTACTGGTATTCCATGGGTAGCAAATAAAGCCTATCATGTAGTGTTTACTTGTGATAGTATAATTTCAAGATTTTATGTAAATGGAGTTGAAAGAAACTCAAGATTAATTAGTGGTCAACCATATACGATTCCAACAACAACTGGCGGATATGTTGGAGCTTTGTCATCATTTACTGGTTCTTACGATAGAAGTAGAAATTCAAAAATAGACGAAATAGTTTTTTACAGAAGTGCATTGAGTGCAAGTACAGTTGCAGACCACGCAGCTGCAGCAGGACTATATCCCTAATTAAGGAGCAATAATGGCAATTAACTTTCCTAACTCACCAGTAGACGGTGAAGTATTTACTTCAGGTGATGCAAGTTGGACGTATTCATCTAGTGTTGGTGCATGGAACTTAACTGCAACATTTCCCACTGGACCGACAGGCCCGACTGGTGCACAAGGCCCTACGGGCGCAACGGGTGCCACGGGAGCCACAGGAGCTGCTAGCACAGTAACCGGACCCACCGGTGCCACTGGTGCTGCTTCTACCGTGACCGGCCCTACGGGCGCAACGGGACCCACCGGTGCTACAGGCGAGACAGGAGCAGCATCTACTGTGACCGGCCCTACGGGTGCAGTAGGCGCAACGGGACCCACCGGTGCCACCGGCGCGACAGGCGCAGCTTCGACTGTTACGGGACCGACAGGTGCTGGTTGGCAAGTTTATCAAACAGCTGGTTATATTTATTATGCGGGTGCCACTGGCTTCAACATGGCAGCTGGTTACCTAGCTATGAATGGAACCGCACCAACTGGTGGTTCCAATATTGGAGTAGGCGCATATGCGTTGGAAGTTGTTACTACAGGTGGATATAATTATGCATTTGGCACTGAAGCTTTATCAAAACTTACAACTGGTAATAGAAATATAGCCGTAGGTTTTCGTGCACTTGGTGGCAGCGATTTCTATTCTGGTGGTGTAACTACCCAGCAACGCAACACTGCAGTTGGTCACTATGCTTTAGCAATAACTACTGCTGACCAAAACACTGCATTTGGAGCTAACGCCGGTTATTATAATACAACAGGTCAACAGAATACATTTGTTGGTTCTTTTGCTGGTTATAGCGCACTAAGTGGCAGTGGTAATGTTGCTATTGGTTATTATTCAATGAATGGCGGCTTCAATGGAGTTGGTATAATAACAGGTACTAATAATATTGCAATTGGTCTAAATTCAATGCGAAAGGTAACATCTGGTAGCCAAAATATTGCTATTGGTGCATCAACTCTTGATAAATTAACAAATGGTACTTCTCAACTTGCTATTGGCGATAACGCAATGCCAGATTTTGTTGGACCATCTGGCCAACCACCAAACGTTGCAATTGGAACTCAAGCATTAAAAGCTCTAACTACTGGTACAGCTAACGTTGCTGTTGGTTATTATGCTGGTCATGATTTAACTACTGGTAGTCGTAACGTTTTATTTGGTGCAAATGCAGGTGAAAAATTAACTACATCAAGTGGTAACGTAGCAATTGGTCAGCTAGCATTAGGTTCAGCAGTTACTGCAGCTAATAACGTTGCAATTGGCTCAGAGGCGTTAAGAAATAGTACAAGTGGTGCTAACAACACAGCACTCGGTGAGTCTTCATTGCTCAATAACACAAGCGGTGGAAGCAACGTAGGTCTTGGTTGGAACACATTGCGCGCAAACACAACTGGCGGTAGTAATACTGCAATTGGTGCAGGAGCATTGCAATCAAACGTAACTGGTTCAAATAACATTGGTATCGGAAATGGTGCTGGACTTAATTTAACAGCTGGCAATAACACAGTAGTTGGAACTGAAGCTGGTGGAACATTAACAACAGGTTCTAATAATACTATTGTTGGATACGACGCAGAACCATCATCTGCAACAGTATCTAACCAAGTAACCGTTGGTAACGCTTCAGTTACAAACTTTAGAATCCCTGGTGTTGGTTTTGATATTGACACAAACCGCGCATCAGTAACTGGTTATGCTAAAGTTTCTGAGTACTATGCATCAACTGCACCAGTATTAAAAACAGCAGACTTTACTTTGGCTGATACAGAAAACTATATTATTAATAACGCAGGTGGTAATATAACTGTGACTTTACCATCTGGTACAGAATATATCGGACGCTCAGTAACATTTATAAACCATGTAAACCATAAGATTGTATCGGCATCAAGCAATGTTATTCCGCACAATGGTGGCGCAGCACAAACAGATATTACTGCTGCAAACAATGGAAGATTTAGCACTATAGTGTATGATGGTACCAACTGGTATATAATGGCAACAAACGCATAATTAAATTTACGAAGGAAAACAAATGAAGGAATTCTTTTTCTTGGCTGGAATGCAACGTTCTGGCGCAACTATTATTAGTCAAATATTAAATCAGAATCCAGACATCTGGGTATCGCCGGCAAGTCCATTGTTTAGAATGATGGTCACGCAATCACAAAGCCATAATGAATTAGAAAATATAGATTACAATAGAAGTGCTGCAATAGACGATGTAATTGCAACTATACCGCATGCGTTTTACCAAGACAAGCCAGCCAAGTACATTGTTGATAAGAATCTTAATTGGCCAAGCCCAACAGGTGTAGAAGTTATAACTAAATATATTACTAAGAATGTTAAAATAATATGTCCAGTAAGAAATGTGTTAGATGTTTTAACTTCTTTTGACACAATTATTAATGCTCACCCTGATTCTAAAAAAAACCAAATGGATGAGCAAGTATTGGCTACAACATTTGCAGATAAACCATTAGCAGATAGAAGAGCTGAATTCTTAATGAGACATGATAAAGATGTTTCTTTAAGTTTAAATTTTATGAAGAATGCTTTAGTTCCAGAATATAGGCACTTATTCCACTTTGTTGACTACGATAATTTTGTAACTGACCCAGAGAAAGAGATTAATAAAATATATGAGTATTTGGCAATTGAGAAATACAATCATGAATTTGAAAACATTACTGACAGCTCAGGCATCTCGAGAGAATCTCTTACAGGCATCAAGGATTTACACACGATTCGCCCCACAGTACAAAAAATCTCCCGTAGACCAGAAGACGTGTTCTTGCCAGAAACAATAAGACGTTATTCAGGACTAGAGTTCTGGAGAAACATCTAATGCAGTTAACTGATTTAGTTAATGAATATAATTTCCGCAAGTGTCGTGGTCCAGAGGACGCAACACCAGCAGAATTAGCAGAGGCATTTGCTTTTTTTTGTGAGAACTACGCATTCATTAAACATCCTAACCAAGGACGTATTCCTTTTGTTTTAAGGGACGCGCAAAAAGAAACTGTTGAAGCATGGCTAGGTGAAAGATATACTATAGTTCTTAAAGCACGTCAGATTGGATTCTCCACCCTGGCTGCAGCTTATGCCTTCTGGATTACCTTCTTTTGGCCAGACAGATTCGTAGTTATGCTTTCAAAGACTGAACGTGAAGCTACAAAGCTTTTACAAAAGGCTAAGTATATTTATAAATTTATACCTGACTGGATGAGATTGTCTGGTCCTGAATTATTACAAAATAACGTTTTAAAGATGTCTTTTAATAATGATTCCGTAATTGAGTCAATGCCATCTGCTAACGAGCCTGCTAGAGGTGAATCGGTATACTTGGCTATAATCGACGAGATGGCGTTTTTGCCCAATCCTGAGGAAGCCTGGGCATCAATAGAGCCAATTGCAGACGTAGGTGGTCGTGTAATCTGTCTGTCTACTGCCAAGGGTGAAGGCAATATATTCTTTCAATTATGGCAAGGGTCACAAAATAATACTAATAGATTTAAAGGCATATTCTTTCCATGGTCGGCATCTGGTCGTGACCAAGCCTGGTATGACGCGCAAGCTGCAGAACTACCACCATGGCAGTTGCACCAGGAATACCCGTCAAATCCTGAAGAAGCCTTTATTCGTTCTGGCAGACCAGTATTTGACATTGACGCTTTAAATAGATTTGAAACATCAATTCCTAAAAAGGGTCATAATAAAAAACTTTCAGACATGAGAAACTCATACATGTTTGACCAAGATGGTGGACCGTTATCTGTTTGGCAGCTTCCACAGGCTGGAGCCAGATACGTGATTGGTGCTGACGTTGCTGAAGGATTGGCTAGAGGCGACTACTCTACTGCTCATGTTATTGATGCTAAGTCCGGTGTTGTGGTAGCCCACTGGCATGGACACGTTGACCCTGACAGGTTTGGTGAAGAAGTCCTTTATGCCCTTGGATTCTTTTACAATGAGGCATTGGTTGGTGTTGAGTCCAATAACCACGGTTTAACAACTCTAACTGCTTTAAATAAATCTAATTATCATAATCTTTATAGACAGCGCAGACTAAACCAAAGACACGCAGAAGCCACAGAAACATTGGGTTGGCGCACAACAACATTGACAAAGCCACTGGCAGTAGATGAACTAAACGCTAATATTAGAGACGGCGTCCTAGATATACGCTGTGAATACACCATTGCTGAACTTAAAACCTTTGTTCGAGACGACAATGGCTCAACCCATGGTTCCCCACACGACGACAGAGTTATGAGCCTAGCCATTGCCAACCAGATGCTCAAGTATGTCTGGCTGCCAGAATACAGCCCTAAGTCTGATGCTCCATGGGGTACTCTAAACTTCTTTGCCGCCAAAGTCCAAAAGCCTGCTCCCAAAAAAGAAAGATATACGATAGGCGAGTTTAACTGGTATAATGATTCAATGTAAAGAAAATTTCTATTAATAGGGACTTATATGCAATGCACTAACTGTTCGAAAGAATTAAAATCAGAAAATGACTTAAAGCGTGAGATTTGCTTTGCATGTCACGTCAAAGGCATTAGATTTGGCTTTGTGGGTGTTGAATATGGGCAATCTTCGTGGAATAATTCCACCATTAAGGAAACACAAGATATGTATGCAAAGATGCCAAATGTTGAAAAAATTAGCACAAGGAAAGAGCTAATCTAATGGAATGGCTAGTGCCGGTAGTGGTTGCTGTTATTGGTGGACCACTAGTTGTTGTAGTCCAAAGCCTTAGAAAAGAAAACACTAGCCA